GGCAGGACATGACGGAGCGTCGGTTGCATGGTGTCATCTCAACAGTGAAGCGGATCGACTAGAGAAGATGATTCCAAACGCAAAGCAAGTAAGTGGATCAATGTCAGATGAGCAGAAAGAAGAGAGGCTACTGGCCTTCGCATCAGGTGATTTGGAAGTGCTCATCACTAAGCCGAAGCTGGGTGCCTGGGGGCTCAACTGGCAGCACTGTAGCAATATTGTGATGTTCCCATCCTATTCATGGGAGCAGTACTACCAAGCAGTTCGTCGGTGCTATCGCTTCGGTCAAACGAAGCCGGTCAATGTGAACATCATCACGACCGAAGGTGAGTTGAATGTACTGAAGAGTCTGAGAAGAAAGGCAGACCAGACGAACAAGATGTTTGATTCGTTGGTGAAGGAAATGAATCACGAATTGAATATCGAGAAGGTTACGTATGGAAACACTAAGGCAGAAGTTCCGACCTGGATTTAATCGAAAGGCAGCAACAGCATGGCAGTTCTAGATCAATGCATCACAGACAGGTACGCGATTTATCATGGAGATTCAGCCGAGATGTTGGCTGATCTTCCAGACAAGTCGATCCACCACTGCATCTACTCTCCACCATTTGCGACTGAATCAGGTGGTGCACTTTACAACTATAGTTCGTCCGATCGCGACCTATCAAACGCTCGGACATACAAGGAATTCTTTAAGCACTACGAATTCATCGTGAGAGACATTCATCGTGCGATGATTCCTGGCCGCATATGTGCGGTGCATTGCATGGATGTTCCGAAGCAGGGGGCGAATATCTGTGGATACAGTGACTTCCCGGGTCACATAATCAAGCTGCACGAGGAAGTCGGATTTGAATACCTGCCGAGGATAAGTATTTGGAAAGAGCCTCTGGCGGTTCGTAATAGGACAATGGCAAAGGCACTGGCTCATCGACAGATTGTTGAAGACTCGACGAAGACAAACGTCGCGGCCGCAGACTACCTGATTCCGTTTAGAAAGAAGGGCGAGAATCCAACTCCAGTTATTCATCCGACTGGGCTGATGGGGTATGCCGGAAGCCGAGAGATCCCAGGTGATTTACTTCGATATCGTGGCTGGACTGGAAAGCAGACAGAGAATCGATACAGCCACTGGATTTGGAGGAACTATGCCTCGTGTTTCTGGGATGACATTCGGTTGGATCGAGTTCTGCCATACAAGGAAAGTAAAGCTGAAGATGATGAGCGACATCAACACCCTCTTCAGTTGGATGTTATCGAGCGATCCTGCGTGCTGTGGACGAATCCAGATGAGTCAGTCTTGACTCCATTTATGGGAGTTGGATCTGAAGTATTCGGGGCAGTCTCACTAGGTCGCAGGGGAGTAGGATGTGAACTGAAGAAGTCATACTACGATCAAGCTGTGACAAACTTGGAATCGATTGATCATGTTGTCCAAAAACAAGAGAGTCTATTTTGATGTCTGACAAACTGATCTATCTCGCCTCGCCTTACAGTCATCCAGATCTGACACTTCGCACGATCAGATTCCATTCGGTATGCAGAGTGGCTGGGATTCTTATGTCTCGCGGTGAGTTTGTCTATTCGCCAATTGCTCACACTCATCCAATTGCGGAGGTGATGGATCTACCAACTGGATGGGAGTATTGGGCTCGGTATGACGAGCTGATCATTCGCCGCTGTGATCTGATGTATGTGCTGACGATTGACGGATGGGACACATCGGTAGGTGTGCAAGCCGAAATAGAAATCGCACATCTTCAGGCGATGCCAATTATTTATGTGGATGCAAATGGCAAAGAAGAAAACAGCAACAGTAGCTAAGAAGAAAGCACCTGATCAGAGAGCATTAGCGAAGCAGCGTGAAGCTTTCTTCATGAGCATCAGCAAAAAAGAGTATTGCAAGCTTGCTGGAGATCGGACAGCTAAGCAGGTTAACGATCCAGCGAGGAAGTATGGCTTGCCAGTCTTTCACGCTCACCTGAATCTCTACGATGTACTGGCAGCATTTCACGATCTAATAACTGAGATGTTCAGGCAGGACATCACGGTTGGAGAGAAGGGTACTCGGCCTATCGATGAGCTGACGACTCACAAGGCACGTAGAGAGCATTTGAGGCTACTGCAGGATGAGGGAGTGCTAGTCAATACTCAAGTCGTGAGAGAGATGTTGGAGAGCTGGGCAAGCATCATTAGGCAAGCAGGGGAGGTGCTTGATCGACAGTTCGGAGGCGAAGCACACTTGATCTTAGACGAGGCGATAAGCGATTGTGAGAAAACAGTAAGCGAGTTCCTAAAAGAATAGAAAGTGAGGCCGACGATGGCAAGTGATCTTTCGAGCAAACCACATGGTGCTTTCTGTGGATGCCGAAAATGCATTGACTGGCACAGGGCTGAGATTACTAGGCTACGGGGGATGGTTCGTGATCTGTGGGGGTCAAGACGAAGGATGGCATACGGACCCAAACAAAAAGAGATTATTTTGAACCTTGATCCGTGGATCGAGGAAAGTGAGGCCGACGATAAGCCGAAGAGATTTGTCGGCGATGTAGCAGCCAGTGATCTCGCAAGGATGCAAGCAACAGCGGATAGCCTGGAGATTGAGAACAAGAGACTTGCCGCAGCCTTGCAGGCGATCATTACTCATCAAGAGATGATCGCAGGCAAGTTGGCTCCACTGTCGGCTACGGTGCAGATCGCAAAGAGGGCACTAGATATTTGATCACTTCAACCATCAAAGAGACGACTGCAGCAGAGCTTACAAGGACAACTCGTAGAGCTCGTGCACCTCGTCTGAGATCAATGCGAGAGTTCGCAGAGTCTGAAGTGATCATCCCTGATGGGCCATTCATGGGCCGCAGGTTCAAGGTAGATAGGCAGCCATACACAGGGCTATGGTTCGATGCAATTGATTCGGGTAGATGGCAAAGGTTCGTAGCGACTGGGCCAACTCAATCAGGCAAGACTCTCACCTGCAACTTGATACCTCTGCTGTATCATCTCTTCGAGATCGGTGAGACTGTGATCTTTGGCTTGCCAGATATGGATATGGCGAACGACAAGTGGAATGACGATCTGCTACCAATCATTGAGCGAACCAAGTACAGAGATCTGATGCCGATAAAGGGTGGAGGCTCGCGAGGCGGCAAGACTCGATCAGTGCGGTTTAGGAATGGTGCTACGTTGAAGTTCATGTCAGGTGGAGGTGGCGACAAGAGCCGAGCTGGCTTCTCTGCTCGCGTGCTATTGGTTACAGAGACGGATGGTATGGATGAGTCAGCTTTGAGATCGAGAGAAGCCGACAAGATCACACAGATGGAAGCTCGGACATTAGCCTACGGAGATCAGGCTCGAGTCTATCTGGAATGCACAGTCTCAACTGAGTTCGGTAGAACGTGGCAAGAGTATGAAGATTCATCTAACTCAAAGATCATCCTGCAATGTCCACACTGTAAGTTCTGGAGCACACCAGAGAGGGATCACTTCGTAGGATGGGACTCAGGTGAGTCTGAAGTGGCAGCCGGTAAGTTAGCTTGCTTCTGTTGTCCGAAGTGTGGCGAAGTATGGAGCTCGGCTGAGAGAAGGAAAGCGAACAAGAACAGTAAGCTGATTCATAAAGGTGAGAAGTTCTTTAACGGTGAGATCTTCGGCGATCCCGTTAGCACAAGCACGCTTGGCTTCCGATGGTCAGCAGTCAATAACAACTTCCTGTCTACCAAGATGCTCGGCGGCAAAGAGTGGAAGAAGGACAAGCCAGAGGATGATGAGACAGCTGCGAATCTTGAGAAGGAATTGAGACAATTCTTCTGGTGCTTGCCTTACGCAGCAGACGAAGCTGATGAGCTCAAGCTGACTGATGTAACCTGTAGATCTCTTCCGACCTTTCCACGAGGCACAGTGCCACATGATGCCCTTGAGTTCGCAGTTGCAGTTGATATTAGAAAGCGGTTCGGTCACTGGGTAGCACTGGCTAGTAGGCCAAACGAGCAGCTTCATGTTTGCGAGTTCTCTGCCTTTGATATTCCATCAGATGACCTGGGAGAGCTAGTTGCGATTAAGAAGGCACTGCTCGACTTTGCTGATAGATGCGAAGCAGGATGGACACATGCCGACCACAGCAAGCCATTAGTGCCTAGGTCAGTCTGGATCGATGCAGGTTATCAAACCGATCGGATCTATTCGATATGCAAAGAGCTGAATAAGAGAAAGCTGATCAAGTGGATTCCATCCTTCGGTAGAGGATTAGATCAGTTAAAGAAGTTCAGTTATTCAACTCCAGCCAAACGACCGAAGCAGCAGGATAGCAAGATCCTTTGGAGAGGTACTGCGGTCCACATTAGCAAGACGGAGAACTGGGCTGGGCTGCAACATGCGATCATCAGCTCAGACGAATGGAAGACTAAAGTGCAGTCGGCTGCTAAGGCACCTATGGGTTCTCCAGGCTCTCTCTCGATTCACTCGGCTCTATCGTCCGAGTTGATCAGCTTCGGTAAGCACCTGACCAGCGAGAGGGGCGTAGAAGAGTTTATGGCTGGACGTGGTCTAGTAACAAAGTGGGTAACTGAATCTAGGTCTAATCATTGGCTTGATGCTTTGTATATGTCGGCCGCGAATCTTCACTATCAGGGATCGATGCGGAGGGCAGAAGAGAAGAGACAAGGCAAGAGTCACGAATCAATAGTATTTGGCGATTTGTATTCACGGGAATAAGGAGCCAGCAATGGCAAAGGCAGGAAGCAGCAACAAAGCAACCAGAGGCGAGCGAAGCAATGACGAGCCACAACCGGCAGTTGTGTTCAACCTTGAACTGAAGCCATACAAGGCTCTCGGTTATGAGGCTGAGCAGATGGCTGGGAAGAGCCCTGTGCATATTGACATCCAGCTTGGACCTAAACACGCTGCAGCTCTGTTTGCTCTCAGAGAGGCTGTGAGGAATCGGAGAGAGGTGATCTCAGGAACTCGGCCTTGTTACAACAATGCTGACATGGTGCGATGGATGTTGGAGCAAGTGAGTTCAGCGATTAAGTAGAAAGTGAGGCCGACGATGGCAAGTGATTATTTCTACGATCTTTACTATTAGTACGTATATTACCTAAAGTGCCTAGCTGGTTATTGTCTCCAGCTATGGCACTGAATTCAAAGAGCAGCGACGAACAAGTATGGGATGCTTACGATGATTCAGCGTCCTATGAAGAGCTAGGCTCAGTTCCAGCTGCAAAGACATTCATCACGGCCAGTCTGATTCTACTCAGGCGTCGGCCGAAGCGATTCCGCACAGAAGGAATCGGTGAGACAGAGTTCGATCCAGAACTCATCTCTAGAGAGCTTGATAATGCTCGCAAGTGGGTATCTGTCCGAGATACCACTGATGAGCGGCATAGTGTTCGGCACCTTGATATTTCGGGGTTTCGTGACTGATGCCAAAGAAACCAGAATACATCGAGTCGAGAGCTCTCCAGGTAATTGATGATCTTCGAGCTGACTACAAAGCAGCTAAGAGCAATCGGTTCACTAGGAAGCTCTCTGGCGTCTCTTCGATGGGATCAGGTGCTGATTATCACTACTCAAGTGAAAGAGCTTACATGCTCATCCTTGAGCGTGCTCGAAGCTATCAGCGAGATGATCCGCTCATCGGACAGGGTGTAAGAAGGCTTGCCGCTAATCTGGTGCAGGAAGGCTTCCGATTAGATGTGACAACTGGTGATGATCTGCTCGATGCTGCCCTGCAAGATAAGTGGCTTGAGTGGTCAAGCGATCCTGATCTATGTCACTCCGAAGGTGAGCTTACATTCGGCCAACAGGAAGCTCTACTACCTCAGACCATCGTTGTTGATGGTGATGTATTTGTGCTTCCTACTGAAGACGGATGGCTGCAATACATCGAAGCCCACAGATGCAGGACTCCGAGGAATACAAAGAAGGATGTTGTGCATGGAGTGCTGCTAGGAAAGAACGCGAGACGAGATCAATACTGGTTCACAAAAGAAGATCTTGCTCCACTGTCTGGGCTATCCAAAGTAAGCGAAGTTGAGAAGTATGATGCTCGAAGCCCTGACGGACATCGGCAAGTGCTTCACTTGTATTTGCAGAATAGATTCTCGCAGCGACGAGGTGTATCAGCTCTATCACCTGTGAGTGATATGGTGACGATGCATGATGATCTTCAGTTCTCACAACTCGTGAAGGCTCAAGTGGCTAGTGCCTTTGCGATCATCCACGAATACTCAGAAGGTGCTGATCTCTACGGATCACAAAAGAAGGGTGAGCAGACAACTGAAACAGTCGGTGGAGCATCAAGGCTAAGGGAGAAGCTGAGCTCAGGCATTGAGATCTTTGGCGATCCAGGTGAGAGCATCAAAGCCTTCACTGCGAATGTTCCGAACTCCGAGTTCTTTGATCATGCAAAGATGATCCTCTCGTTTATCAGCTTGAATCTTGATCTGCCTTTGCAGGTGTTCATGCTCGATCCCTCGCAGACTAACTTCTCTGGCTGGAGAGGTGCGATGGATCAAGCACGAATGAGATTCAGGCAGCTGCAGAGATGGATGATCAGTAGCTTTCATTCACCTGCATATCGGTTCAAGCTGAGGCAATGGATTGAGAGCGATCCAACGATAGCCAAGATGGCTGCGAAGGTAGGACCAAAGAGGAATACGTCGCATCAGTGGCATCCCCCAAGCTTCCCGTATATCGAACCACTGAAGGATGCGAGTTCCGACAAGCTACAGCTTGCCAACTCCCTCAACTCACCGAGAAGGATTCAGGCTGCACGTAATCGGAACTGGGAAGATGTGAGTGCAGAGATCATCCAAGACTATGCATCTGCGATTGAGATGGCAGTGAAGAAAGCGGATGAACTAAACAAGCAATACAAGTCAGCAAAGATTACCTGGAGAGATCTACTCAGCTTGCCAACTGCAGACGGAGTCACTATTGCCTTCTCTGGTGATGAGCCTACTCCAAGCAGCAATGGCAACGGTACAGAACAACTCTTCGGAAGAGGAAACTTGAACTGATGCACACCAATCATATTTGGGCTATTGAAGGTCGAAGCTGTAGCTCATACCTTGCAGCTAAGCAGCAAGGCAGGGGGCAAGTTATGTCAGTCTCTGATTTGACTGTGCCTGGAGGCGAGCACGTTTTCA